GTGTTGGCCTTGCCTGTGGCGGTGTTCGCGGCCGCGGCCGCCGTGTTCGCCGCCGTCGCGGCCGTGTTGGCCTTGCCTGCTGCGGTGTTGGCGCTGCTGGTTGCCTTGTCGGCGTCGAGGATGAGCTGTTCGATCCGGCCGAGCTTGTCGTCCGCGTCGGGTGACGTGGCGTCGAACACGGCGCGTTCCACGAGCCCGTAGAAGTTGCGCGAGCACACCTTGTGGCCGCCGCTGCTGATCTCGATGCCCAACAGGATGCGTCCGGGCTTGGCGAGCGCCTTGCGGGGCACCGCTGCGCGGAACGTGGCCGTGGCCGCGCCGCTGACCGGGCTCATGGTCACGCGGTCGCCGAGGCTGCTGCCGGGACTGGTGTTGTAGTCGAGCGCGCAGGTGATTTCGGCGGTTGTGGTGATGGGTGTGCCGTTGTCGGTGAGTTCGACGGTGATGGTGCGGCCGTTGATGTCGCCGGCGTTGAGGCGTATGTCTGCGATGTAGCCGTTGGCTAGGTCGAGTTGGATGGGTTCGCCTGTGGCTTCGCGGAAGCTGTCAAGCGTTGCCATTGCCGTCGTCCTTGTTTTCGAGCTGGCTGCGGAGTTCGGCTATCTGCGCGTCCTTGATGTCGCACATGGCGGCGAGTGTGGCGATCTGCCGGTTCGCGTCGGCGAGTTGTTCGGAAAGCTTCTGCGATACGAGTCGGTCGAAGCTGACGTACTGCTGGTCATCGTTCATTTTTCTACTACCTTTCATCTGGTTATTGGTTGCGGCATGAGGCTTGCGTAGAAGCTTTCCTCGTCGTTGTCGATGGCATTGGCAACCGTCTTGTCCGAGAGCAGGTCGGAAAGCGCCTGTGCGTCAACGCAGGACGTGTCTATGCCGGTTCCGGCGTCTGAGTCTTCGAGGGCGTATGTCGATACCGATTGCGCCTGTTGCGGGATGGTTGGTAGGTGCATGCCTTTTCTGGTGTCGTTGCGGGCTACAGTCAGCGGATCGTTCTGGACGGTTCCGTCATCGGCGAGCATTGACATGTCCGCCGCACTGTCGTTCAGCGCCGCTTCGAGCGCTTCATAGGCCTCCGTCCAGACCCCCCTGCCGGTTGACGGATCGTATCGCGTCGTGTCCTCGACGCCTTGCATTATCGCGGCGACTGCTTCGGCTGTGGATCCAAGTCCGAGCAGTGCCGTCCAGGATGCAATGGTTCCTGGGGAGAAGACGAATTGCTGGTATCCGTTGATGGGTTCGTCGCAGTTGACGATGATGTTCCCGTCGCTCATTGTCATGGTTTGTCTCATGTTTGGCTTTCCTTATTTGACGAGCCATCCGAAGGTGTCGCAATACATGTCGACCGTACATGGGTTCCGGTCGGCGTTGTACATTAGGATGTCCCATCCGGATTGTCCTCCGGTGTTTTTGACGTGCATGATGATGCCGCCCCATTCTCCGTCAGCGTTTGCGACGGCGTAGTATCTGCCGTATTTTGCCGGCGATGACACGGTGAAGTGCACGGTCGCGGCCGCACCGACCGATATTGCCCCGCCGTTCGGCATCCATGCCTTCCATGCCCTGGATCCATCGAGTGTGTGACGGTTCGTATAGCCCCCGAGGAAGCCCCCTAGGTAGAGGTATCCGGTGTTGATGTCCGCCTTCACCCCGACGGCGCCGTTTGGATCCCATGCCGCAAGTTCCGAATACGTGTCCATCGCGTTTGTGTCTGGAGAGGCCGAAGACACCAGTCGTGCGCCGGAGCTGTTCGCGTCATTTGACGACAGGCTGTAGTCGCGCATGACGAGTGCCTGGAAGACACCTCGCATCTTGGCGTTGTCGGTTTTCGTGCTGCCGACTCGTACGAAGGCGCCTGGATCTGTGTTCGCGCGACGACCGCCGTTGAAGGTGAGCGTCGAGATCTCGCCCATCTCGGAATTCGTGGACTCGGCAGCGATGTATGGCTGCTGCGCCGCCGTGGTTGCGTGGATGAACGAGATGCCGGCGCCGGTGATGTCGGCGGATCCTCCGATCGGCTTCTGTTTGAATTTCGGGCTCATCCACAGGCGAGATCCGGACGTGCCAGTCTGGAAGGTGCCGGTGAGCGTGTTATGGACTCCGTCGCCGTCGAGATGAACCGTTTCGAATCCGTTCGCGTCGCTCATGCTGAAGATTCCGGAGTCGAGGTTCCAGTAGCTTCTCGCGCCGCTGATGATGCCGCTTCGCAGGTAGGTGGCGTTGACGTACAGCAGTCCTCCGCTCATGTACAGGCCCTGCAGCTGGCCGTTGTTCGTGAGCTTGTTGAAGATGTACTGTTGCGTGAGCGCCTTCTCGAACGTGTTCACATGGCTCGTGGCCGTGTTGTCGGCATACGATTTGGCGGCTTCGAGCGTGCTGGTGTCGCCGGCCGCTGCCGCCTTCTTCGCCGCCTCGAGGGCCGCGTTCGCCTTGTTCGTCGCATCGGCCTCGGCGTACTTCTTCGCTTCGGCGAGCTTGGCCGTGTCGGCCGCGTCGGCCTGACGCTTGGCCTCGGTGATCGCCGCCTGCTTGGCCGCGTCGGTGTACGAGTTCGCGTCGGAGAGCGCGCCGTCGGCGTATTCCTGCACGGTCTTGCCGCCCACGGCGCTGCGGGCGGACAGGCTGAATTCGCCGGTGTCCATATCCCAAAAATTGAGGCCTGCTGCGTCGGAGAGTCGGCCGGTGAAGATGGTGTCGGCGAAGAGGCCCTTGCCGTTGGCGAGGCTGCGGAAGTCCCAGTCTCCGTTTGCTTTCTTGTGGTCGGCGATGCGCCAGTAGCCGCCGCCGATGTGGATGCATTGGGTGGGGTTCTGGTCTTCGGGCTTGTCGTACACGTAGATGCCTTGGCCGGGTTTGAGGTACGTGTATCCGCCGGTGGCGTTCATGATCTGGTTGATGCGGTCGATGAGGTCCTTCATGTACGGGCCGGTGCCGCCGGCGGCGCTGTTCCATGCGCCGGAGTTGGAGACGAGTTTGTCGAGGGCCTGCTGTTGGGCGGCGAGGCGCTGCGTGTAGGATTGCCGGATGTTGCCGAGGGTGATCTTGGTTTCGGCGAGGCTGCCGGCTAGGTCTTCCTCGATCTGGAGGATGCGGCCTTCGAGGCGGAGGGGATTGGTGAAGCTGGTGTCGATGATCTGCACGCTGTCGCCGACGTCCGTGCCTTCCGGGTCGTATCCGGCTTGGCCGAGTGCGGTCACGTCGGCCGTGTAGCTGACGGTCGGCGTGGTGCGGGTCTTGAGCGCCGCTTTGGTGAGGTTTAGGAGTTCCTTGGGGTCTTCGCAGTCGGGGAAGTCCACGCTTGCTTCGCTGTGGTGTCTGGTGCCGTCGGGGCCGGGTATGCCCCAGTTGGCGAGCGCTTGGTCGTCTTGGACGTAGGGTTTGCCGTTGTTGACGTCGGCGAAGCTGATTTTGCGGCTGTATCCGCCGGTGGCCTCGCCTTGGTCGTTGGTTTGTTCGATGCCTTTGCCCCACCCGTAGAGGCGGGTGATGACGTCGCCGCTGTCGATGTCGCGTTTGATTTGGGTGAGGTCTTTGCCGTATTCGAAGCGTTTCGTGGTGTTGGCGGTGCCCCGGTGTTCGACGAGGTGGATGATGCGCCGGCCGATCCGGTTGCCGGTCGGGTCGGGCTGGTATTCGGTCTGGACTTCGAGCCCGTAGGTGTCGGCGGTCTTCTGGATGGCTTCGAGGACGGTGCAGTGGTAGAAGCTGAGGTCGGCCGTGCCGGTGATGGTGCCGGTCTCGACGGTGCCGACCGCCCACCGGGTGCCTTCGAGGGCTTTGGCGAGGCAGGCTTTGGCGTTCGCGTTGCGGTTGCGTTTGTCCTCGATATAGGTGCGCGAGAGTTCCGCGATGCTGCCGGTGCAGTAGGCGACGGTGACGGGCATGCCTGCGGCGCGGGCGGTCTGGGTGGACTGGCACAGGTATTCCGCCCAGCGGCCCATCGAGTCCTTGAAGACGATGCGTTCGTCCTTGTTGATCTCGCCGATGGTGGTGATGTCGAGGGTGTCGGTGCCGTCGGTGGCTCTGGTGCGGATGGCTTTGATGGCGTAGGGCAGGTCGCCGAGCGGGTTGCCCCAGCGGTCGAAGATCATGTATCGCATGAGTGTGCTCCTAGATGAGTGTGAGTGGCCTGTACGCGAGACTGGCGGCGGTGGCTCCGGTGAGGGTGAGCATGTTCAGGCCGGGCAATAGGGGGAAGTAGTCGGATTCGAGGGTTGGGGCCATGAGGTTGCCGTTGACGCGCAGCTCCCGGTGGTCGGGGTCGGTGTCGATGGAGATGCGTCCAGTGATGGCGGTGGTGGACGTGACGGCGAGTTTGTGGCCGTGCGCGTCCTTGATGCTGACGGTCTTGGCGTCGGCGGCGGGGGTGAGCGTCCATGTGGGCCAGCATGGCCGGTTGCCTTTGACGTGGATCGTGTTCGCGTCCGTTTTGAGCGCGATGGATCGGCTGCGGCCGATCAGGTAGGGGTGGACGTCGATGCTCACGGTGACGAGCGTGGCGATCTGTCGGGGGCCGGCCCATTTGTCCTCCCATGCGCCGAGGCTCATGCGACCCTCGTATTCGCCGGGCAGGCTGCGCCATGAGAGCGTGACGATGGTGCCGGCGAGGGCGGCGAGCCGGGTTTTGGCGGCGAGGATGTCGTCTTCGCCGCCGATGGCGTACAGGCTGAGCGTGATGGCGCGGTTGCCCATGTACGCGGCCCCGGTGGGGTCTTCGAGGGTGAGGTCGAGTTGTCCGTCGCGGCCGGGCATGTCCTGCGTGCTGGTTGTGGGCTTGGTGGCGTCGATGGTGATGCCGTCGGCGGCGAGGGAGAACATCATGCGTTCCAGCGGGACGCCGTTGAGCGTGGGGTCTTCGACATGCGGCAGGCGCATGCGTCGCTGGTAGAGCATGATGCTTTCCTCTCTGGTTTTAACGGCCTCTCATGGCGAGGTAGTTGAGTTCGTAGCTCATGGGTTTGGCGAGCTTGCCGGCCATGACCTCGCCGCCTCGGTCGGACAGGTTGAGCGTGATGCCGCTGCTGAGCGCCTGATCGATGGCGTCGATGATGTCCTGTTTGGTCGCGTATTCGCCTTGGCTGCTGTCGATCGTGTAGGCCATCCGGCCGCCCGTGATGCGGGTCTGGTAGGCGTATGGGGTTTCGAGCATGCTGGTGTCGGTCTTCAGGCTCACGGTGGGGATCATGTCGGTCAGACCGTCGATGCTGTCCTCGACGAGGCCGCTGGCCTTGTCGATGCCCTGGGCCATGCCGGCGGGTATCCATTTGCCGACCTCGTCGCGGAAGATGCGTGACGGGCTGTGGATGCCGAGCACGCTCTTGGCCCAGCCGACGAGGCTGCTGCCGAGGTTGCTGATCGTGTTCCTGACCCACTGGAACGCGCCGCCGATGCCGTTGATGAGGCCTTGGATGACCTGACGGCCCGTGTCGTACAGCCATCGGCCCGCCCCGCTGACCGCGCCGAGCACGGTGTCGCGGATGCGGCCGACGGTGTTCGACACGGATTGGATGCCGTTGGACACGGCCGACGTGATCCCGTGCCAGATGTTCGACAGGTACGAGCCGACGCGGTTCCATACGCTCGTCCACACGCCGCTGATGGCGTTCAGGACGGTCGAGATGGTGTTGCTCACATTCTGGATGCATGTGGACACCACGCCGCTGATCGCGTTCCAGATGGTGGACGCGACGGACCTGACCGCGTTCCAGATGCTCGTCCATACGCCGCTGATGGCGTTGAGGACGGTGCCGATCGTGGTCCTGATGCCGTTGATGATCGGCATGAAGAACGCGACGATCTTGTTCCACACGTCGGTGAAGAACGTGCTGATGGCGGTCCATACGGTGGTCCAGACGGCCTTGATTCCGTCGAGGATGTTCGACAGGAACGCTTTGATGCCGTCCCATGTGGTCGTGAAGAACGATTTGATCGCGTCCCATGCGCCCTGCCAGTCTCCCTTGAGGAGGCTGAGGAACACGACGATGACCGTGCGGATCGCGTTCACCGCGGTCGAGATGTAGCCGCTTATCAGCGTGAAGATCGTGTTGACGACGTTGTAGATCGCCGTCCAGATGGTGCTCCACACGGTGTTCGTGCTGTTCATCTGCTGGGTGATGAACGAGAGTATCCAGCCGAACACGGTGTTGATGCCGTTCTGGATCGCCTGCAAGGGTGCGACGATGAGCGCGCCGATGACGGTGAACACGTTGACGATGAAGTCTCGTATCCCGGTGAAGATCGTCGTGGCGGTCGTGCTGATGCCGGTCCACACGCCGGACAGGAACGTGGTGATCGACGTCCATGCGCCGGTGACGCCGCCGCTGATCGTCTGCCATAGGCCCGTGAAGAAGCCGGCGATGCCGTCCCATGCGGATTGCACGGTACCTGTGATCGTGGCCCATAGGTTGGCGAGGAATTCGCCGAGCCCGTTCCATAGGTCTTGCGCGGTGGCGACGATCGTGTTCCACGTGTCCGTGAGCCATGAGGTGAACGCGGCCCATGCCTTGCGGCCGACCTCGGTCTGGGTGAAGAACCAGACGAGCGTGGCCACGACGGCCGCGATGGCGACGGCGATAGCGCCAATGGGGTTTGCCGCTATGACGGCGTTGAACGCGCCCTGCACGGCGGTCGCCATTTTGGTGGCGGCGCTCCACGCGGTCTGAGCCGTCTTGACGAGGCTGAGGCTGGAGCCCATCTGTTTGAGCATTTGAATCGGGCCGCCCAAGTCCATCATGAGCATGATGCCGTTGCTGATGCCCTTGGCGGCGGTCGTCACCGTGTTCATGGTTCCGGTGAGCGCCTGTAGACCGCTGTTGAGCGCCTGATAGCCCTTGACTGCGGCGAACGCGGTGCCGATGCCGATGATGATGGGCGCGAGTTCCTTGCCGTGCTGGATGAACCAGTTGAGCGTGTCGGCGACGAGTTTGATGCCGTCGGCGAGACCTTCGGGAGGGATCATGTGCGCCCAGTCGATGACCATGTTGACGACGCCCATGATCGCGTCCCTGATGGTGTCCCACGCGGATTTGAACGCGGTGATCGCGCCGTTTTCCTCCAGTTTGGAGTAGAGGCGCTGGAACCAGCCGATGAGCCCTTCGATGCCTGCCTGGACGACGGGCACGGCGTTGGTGACGCCGTCGGCGATCCAGCTCATGCCGCCGGTGATGGCGGGTTTGACGCTGTCGAGCACGCTCGCGCCGAGCTTGACGAACGCGGCTTCGAGGTTGCCGGTGGCTCCCTCGATGGTGCTGGCGGATGTGGCGGCTTCCACGGCGGCGTCGGTGAAGCCGAGCGACATGATCGCGTCGTTGAATTCCTGCGCGGTGATCTGCCCGTCGGCCATCGCGTCGCGGAAGTTGCCGGTGTAGGCTCCGGCCTCCTTGAGTGCCTGTTGGATTTTGCCGCTCGCGCCGGGGATCGCGTCCGAGAGCTGGTTCCAGTTCTCGGTCGTGAGTTTTCCCTGGCCGGCGGTCTGCGTCAGCACCATCGCCACGGACTTGAAGGTGTCGGCGGAGCCGCCGGCGACGGCGTTGAGGTTGCCTGCGGCTTCGGCGAGCTTGTCGTAGTTGGGCACGCCGTTGGCGGCGAGCTGGGCGGTGGTGTTGCGGATGTCGTTGAGGTCGTAGACGGTCTTGTCGGCGTAGTCCTGCGTGCTGGCGGTGAGTCGTTTGATCTGCTGTTCGCTGACGCCGGCGAAGTTCAGGGTGCTGGCGAACTTCTGGGCGCTGTCGGATGCGCTGGTGATCTCGCCGGACAGGCCCATGAACGCTTCGATGGCCTTGCCCGCGACGCTTTGCGCGATGCCGGTGATGACGCCGAGTTTCGCGCCGAAGCCGCCGGCGAAGCCGTTGCCGGCTTTGATGCCGGCGGTGTTGCCGGCGGTTTCCGATGCGCTGCCGAACGCCGATTCGATGGCCTTGCCGACGCCCTTCATGCTGGGCACGATCTGTACGAACGCGGTGGCGATCTCGATTGCCATGCTATGCCTCCCTGATGGTGGTGCGCGGTGCGGCCAGGTATGCGGCTAGTTGTTCGTCGTCCATCGCCATGACCTCGCCGCCCGTGGCTTCATGCCGGACGGTGCCGGGGCGTTGGAGTTGTCCGCGCCAGCGCGCGCCCTTGCGTGAGGCTTCCTTGGTTTTCGTCCAGGCGAGGAACGCGAGGCTGTCGCGGATGTCGGCGAGGAGGTAGGTTTGGTCGTCCCATGCGAGGCGCGGGTTGAGTTTTTGCCAGATGATGGACTGGCGGGGGAGGTTGGCGGCCAGTGCGGCCGCCCGGTTGGCGGGCAGTTCGCCAGTCCATATGAGGTCGGTGTTAAGCCCATAGAAACGCTGGAAGTCCGCTTCGAGCGCGTCGGGTGCCGTGGCGAGCATTCCTATGAGCGTCAGGAGTTTGGGGCGACCTGTTCGAGGAGCTGGGCGATGAATTCGCTGACCTTGTCGATGCTCACGCGCCCGGTGTCGGGGTCGCGCAATGCGTCCTTCATGGCCGTGTACTGGGGGCCGCAGAGCTTCTTGAGGAAGGGGACGATGGCGAACGCGCCGGCACCGTTGCCGGACTGGGCGGTTTGGAGGTCGTAGAGGTATTCGACCATGTCGAGGTCGTCGAAGATCGCGGGGCTGACGGCGAGGGTGACGCCCATGGCCTCGACGGTCTTGGGCTGGTTTTTCGTGGTTTTGTGGTCATGCGGCTGCTTGGCTGCCATATGCGTGTCCTTTCAGAGGGGTGCGCCCGCCGGACGGCGGGCGCGGGGTGGGATCACTTGCTGAGCGAGGCGGTGGCGACGTTGGCGATGTATTCGACGCTGGTGGACCCGTTGATGAGGTCGCTGGGGTTGGCGCTCATGGTCACGCCGTAGCCGATGGCGTCGCCGGCGCTGTAGGTGGTGTCGTCGAATTCGGTGATGGTGCCGTCGGCGACTACGATGCGCTTGACGCGGTTGCCGGTCATGGCGATCTCGAACACGAGGACGAGGCTTTCGCCGGACGGGATGGCGTGGTAGACGGTGAGCTTGTCGGCGGTGCCGGTGACGTTCGCGGTGCCGAAACGCAGTTTGAGGCTGGCTTCGTTGGTTTCGATCATGTTGAACTGCCATGTCTCGCCGTAGCCGCTGATCTCGGACAGTACCTTGATGCCGCCCATCTCGTTGATGTCGGTGGTGTCGGTGTCGGTGGCGTTGGTGACGCCGTCCTCCGACAGGTAGCCGACGCAGGTGTAGGCTGCCGGCAGTGCGGTGGTCGCGTCGGTGGGCAGTGCGGTGCCGGCGGGCGCGTAGTAGAGGCAGCCGGTCTTCTTGGGCTTGCCGAGGCTGACGTTTTTCTTGTTGTTGTGGTTGGTTTCGGCCATGATGGTGCCTTTCGGATGGTGCGGCGTCGTCTTATTGGGTGGCGGCGTCGAGCTGGATGGTGATCTGGTATCGGGGCTGGGGCGGCGGGCCGGGGTCGGGGAAGTCGATGACGCTTTCCACGCCGACGGCGGCGATGGGGTCGAGCAGGTCGAGGTCGAGCAGTCGGGGCAGCAGCGTGCCGGTGGCGAGCTGGGCGGCCTGCCATCGGGTTTCCGCCCATACCTGTATGGCGAGGATGGGGTGGCTGCTGTATTCGTTCTCGCTGCCGCCGACGCGCTCGATGGTCACGAACCGCTTGGGCCGGTCGGCGGGCACTTCGAGGTATGCGGTCAGGCCGTCGCCGTTGGGGTCGGTGTCGATCCAGTCCTTGACCGTTTTTTCGAGGTTGAGACTCATCGCCGTTTCACCGCCTTGAGCAGCGTGTTGTGCTTCGCGTTGTCCTCCATCGCCTTCACGTTGCCTTCGGAGCCGTGCCCGGTCGTGGCGAGCGCGACGCTGCCTTTGGTGGTGCTGACATGGGGTGCGGCCTCGTAGGTCGCGCCTTCGACCTGTGCCATGCTGTTGGCGCTGGCGGCGATGAGCGTGGCCTGTTGGTCGATGGCCTGCTGGATGGGTGCGGATTGGCGTACCGCGCGGAAGCCGGCGAGGTTGAGTTTTACCTTTGCCATGTGCCGGTCTCCTATCCTCTGGCGGCGGCGAGTTCGACGGTGAGGTTCCAGCGGGTCGGGGTGATGCCGCCCGTGTAGGGGCGGGGGTCTCCGATCACGGTGTATGCGACGCCGTCGATGACCGCCTTGGCCCCGCGCAGGCTCCGGTAGGGCCATGCGCGGGGCATGTGGATGGTTTTGGCGACTCGGATGCCGTCGGGGCGGATGCCGTCGGTGAGGTTCGATTGGCTGCCGTCCTGGATGAGCACGTCTTCGACGGTTTCCTGTTCGGTGTCCCAGATGATGCCGCCGCCGGGATCATGGCCGGCCGGGGTGCGGTGGATGAGGGTGATGGTCTCGCCTTTCATGCCGCGCCTCCGGCCATGTCGTATGCCCATGCCTCGCCGTCGCCGCCCAACGCTTCCTTTTCGGAGGTGGTGAGGTAGAGGTCGCCGGCGGGGTTGGCGTAGCTCAGGCTTTCGCTGTAGCTGCCGGCGGTCTGGGTGGATTGGGTCACGCCCGACATGTCGGGGCCGGCCTGCATGGCTCGTTTGACGGCCATGCAGGCGATGCGTTTCAACGTGGCGGGTTTGGCGTTGGCCCATTGGGGGCATGTGGTGCGGATCAGGTCGCTCGCGTCCTGTAGCAGCGTCTCGGCGCGGGTTCGTTCGTCGCCGGTGAGCGCGTGCCATCGGGCTTCGAGGTCGCCGACTTGCGCGAACGGCTTCTCGTCGTCCGTTTCGTCCTCTCCCCCGCCGGCCTGCGTCACGGTTGTGCCGTCGGACAGGTTGAGCGGGGTGCTGGGGTATCCGTCCATGCGGGGTCTCCTTAGGCGAGCAGGCCGGCGGCCTTGAGCTTGGTCAGCGTGGAGTTGACCTTCGCGACGATGGCCGCCGAGTCGGCGGATGCGGCGAGCTGCGCTTCGGCCGCCTGCTGGAGCACGCCGCCGCGCGCGCCGGCGGTCGGCGCGGGCGGCGTGAACGTAGACGGCTTGCCGGTGATGGCCGACCATGCGATGGTGGCGACGCCTTCGGCGAACGGGGTGCCGTCGGGCTTTACCAGACGCACGGGAATGGACAGGCCGGTCTCGTCGGCCTCGTCGTGTTCCTGTACTACGAGCGTCTGGGTGAGGGGCGCGGCCATCACTTGCTCGCCTTGACGGAGGATGTGGACTTCTTGAGCACGGCGATGCCCTTGGGGTCGAGGATCGCGTAGCTGTACATGGCCTCGGTGCGGTAGGCGATCTGGTTGACGCCCTTGAGGTCCTTGCCGGTGTTGTCGGGGTCGCCGTATTCGATGATCTCGCTCCAGATGTCGCGCACCATGCCCCACTTGATGAGGCGGAAGTCGCCGAGGAAGGCGAGGATGCCGGTCGCCGGGGTGATGAGGCGGCCGTTGACCGTGCCGGACGTGGCGGCGGGGATGCCGTCGAGGTTGCCGACCTGGAGGTTGATCGGGATTTCCGGGTAGAAGCGCTGGCCGGTGGAGGGAACGCGGATCTTGCGCAGCTCGTTCGCCATGGTCTTGGACAGGGCGATGCCGTTGATGTCGTACTCGTCGCTGACGGCCTCGGCGAGGCTGTCGATGTCGGCGACGCGATCGTCGGTGGCCGGCACGCCGACCGCTGTTTTGGCGAGCGCGTTGAAGCCTTCGAGGGTCGTCTTCTTCTTGGGGTCGAAGGCGTGGTAGATGACGTAGTCGAGGACGCGGCCCATCGCTGCGGCCTGATCTGCCAGAATCTTGCTGGTGATCTCCAGTTTGGCGTCTTCGTCGGCCCACTGGAGCTCGCTGCTGACGCGGGTCGTGGTCTGCACCTTGAAGCGTTTGCCGACGACCGGGGTGAGGGTTTCCTCGTAGCTGGACTTCTGTGCGCCTTCGGCGACGACCTCGGCTTCGGAATTGCCGGTGAAGACCATGTAGTCCTTGTCGAGGAAGAGCTGGGGTTCGCTCGGGGAGAGCGCGGCGATGGTGCTGGTGTCCTTGGCGCGCTTGGTGATGACGGTGGCTACTTCCTTGGGGAGCAGCACCTTGCTGGTATCGAGTGCCATGATGATGGTTTCCTTTCAGATGAGGGGTGAGGAGGTGTTGGCCGGTTAGAGGCCGAGGTTGCGCAGGTAGTTGACCATGCTCTCGTTCGGGCCTTTGCCGGACGGCTGGCGGTCAGCGCCGTGCACGGCCGGGGCCTTGGGTTTGGGGTTGAGCAGCTCGTGGATGCGCTTGGCGTGCGATTGCATGGCTTCGAGGCTGTCGCCTTCGATCACGTCGGCGGGTACGCCGGTCTCGGCCGACACCTGCGCCTTCCAGTCGGCCTGCTGTTCCTTGGCCTTGTAGGCGGCTACCTGCGCTTCGAGTTCCTGCGTGCGCTTGGCGGCCTTCTCGGTTTCGCTCATTTGGGATTCCTTGAGCTTTTCCAGCTCGTCGGCGGCGGCCTTGTTGGCCTTCGCTTTCTTTTCCCAGTCGCGCGAGTGGCCGAGCGCTTCCTTGTATTTGGCTTCCCAGTCGATCGGATCGCCGGCGTTCTCCGTGCCGGCCGATGCCGGCGGTTGCCCGGTGCCGCCGGTGGACTCGCCGCCTTCCGGCGGGGCCGCGACGAATCGGATGTGATGGGGTGTGGGGGTGAGGAACATGGTTGTTCTCCTTGTGGTTGAGCCCTTTCCGGGCATTAATAAAGCCGCCCGTGCGGGTGGCTGAAAATCTGTTAGACTGGAATTGTCTTGGCTTCTCTACCTCGAACCCGTTATTGGCTCTGGGAGTGAGAAGCCGTTTCCGTATCGCGTTCGACCCTGACGATGTTCCCGTCGTAGTCGATGAGCAGAACGTAGTCGAGACGTCTGCGTCGAAGCGATGACCGTATGTAGTCTTTGCAGGCTTCGGCGTCCAGTTCCGTTCTTTCCTTTTGCAGATGAATGACTGCGGCGTCTCCTTGGCGGGCTGCGGATCGGAGAAGCTGGTCTATGGTGTTTTTGCCGTGTCCTTCCGGCGCTTTGAAGTCCACTCGTTTACCGTTGATGATGGCGTCTGATGTCTTCACGCCTTGTTTGTCGCTTCTTTCGCGCACTGTCACGGCAAACCCGTTGTCTTTGAGGGCGTCGAGCGTTTTGCGTTCGTGCTTCTGAAGTTCGGACCACGCCCTTGCGCTTTCCACGGAGGGTTCCGGCGTGGTGCCGTCGTACAGCCATCGACGGTCGCGCTGGCTCATTTCCTCGGTGATGCGATGCGTCGTCCACAGGTTGTAGTCGTCTATCTCGTCTTCGTCTTTACCTGCGTCCTTCATACGGGCGACGTATTTTCCATATTCGTCGCGATTGAGCATGCCGGCGATCGTCTTGCGGCATTGCAGGTATCGGGCTTTCATGCCTTCCGGGTCGTAGCCTTTGACGTGGGCTTCTCCCCAACTGGATACGATGCGGCAGTCGTCGTTCTTGTGATATCGATTGTCCCGTCCGCCGGCCTTTTCCTCGCTCCAGTAGACGAAGCCTCGCGAGGCCATGAGGATGCAGAACGCGCAGGTCGGGCCGACCGGAACGCGGGCGTAGCGCGGTTGCGAGGGATCGTGCTCGCCGTTGAATTTGGCCGTGAGTCGTGCTGTGACGCCCACGATGTCGGCGGCGAGGTTCATCCATTCGTCTTGTCCGTATCCGTCGGTCTTCATGGCCCATAGGTCGTCCATCGTCAGCCCAGCGCGACTGTGGTGGTTGATGACGTCCACGAATTTGAGTCCGACGTGGTCGGTGCTGTTGTATCCTCCGACGATCTGCCAGAAGGCGCGATCCGCGCTCACTCGGGATGGCGTGTAGGCCGGCAGGTCGACGCCGGCGGCTTCTGCCCATGCGGAGCGCACCGCGTCATAGTAGTCGTTGGCGACTTGGTTGGCGCGATCCGCGTAGGTCTCGAACACTTCCGTGCGAAGGTAGTGCAGCGGGTCTTCAAAATTGTCCCACGCAACTCCGGCCGCGAGCTGCTTGGCCTCAAGGGACAGGTCGGCGAGCGCGTCCTGATAGTCGTCCCAGAGGTCGTCAAGATGGGTTTGGAATGCTTGGCGCTGCTGTGGAGTGAGGTTGTTCAGCGGCAGGTTGGCCGGTTTGCTGCTCATTGGCTTCGGCCTCCTTGCCGTCGGTCTTGGCGATCGTCAGTTTGGCCCTGAGCTCGTCGATGGATTGCTGCGTGCGCTGCTGGCGTTCGTAGGCCCGGTGGGCCTTGATCTCGTCCCATGTCAGGCCGGCGCGGGTGAGTCCCACGTCGCTGTCGGCGAAGGCGGGGTTGGCGGATGCGACCTTCTGGTACCAGTCGGCGCGGGCGGCGTCGCTGGTTTCCTTGACCGGTGCCCAGATGGGTCGCAGTTCGCGCAATGCGTCGGGGTCTGCGCCCTGATAGGCCAGTGCGATGCTCATGGCTTCCTTCAACGCGCGGCCGAAGCGTTTGTTTTGCCGGTCGGCGGTGCGGGACAGTTTGCGTTCGGCTTCGGCCATGGCTTCGGCGCTGGCGGGGTTGTCCATGGTGATGCCGAGGTCGTTGACGGGGATGTCGGTTTCGGAGCTGACCATGAGGGCGATGGTGCGCAGCATGTCGGCGTGCGGGGTCATGGATGCCTGCTGGAGCTGCTGCATGGTGGGCTTGTCGCCGTTCTTGTTGGCGGGCATGCCGTTCATGACGCTCACGATGCTGCTCCATGTGTCGTCGGTGAACTTCTTCGACGCTCCGATGAACCACACGCGGGGGGCTGCATAGAATTCGGCGGTGGCCTCCATGCGCACCATGGTTCGCAGGCCGAAGTCGGTCAGGTTCATGAGCGTGCGGGTGATGCGGCTGTTGCCCAGCGGATGGTAGGACTGGGCGTCGTTGACGAGGGGCACGACGCTTGGCCGGTCGAGGTGGGTTTCGATCGTCCGCGCCGTCCACTGGCCTTCGCTGTCGTCGATTTCGTAGACCTTGCCGGGCAGCCATGCGGTGAATGCGGTGATGCGCCCGGTTCTGTCGTCCTTGTCGGTGATGGTCAAGGCCGAGCCGAGGCGGCGGCGTCGGCGGTCCCAGATGCCCGCGCTCCAGTCCGCCGAGCGGGGCAGCATGAGGATGCGGCCGGGTTCGTCGGGGTCTTCGCACACGGTGATGAAGCTGCATCCGTGGATGTAGGCGCTGGTGATCGCCTCGGAGACGTCGGTGTCCCATGCGTTGTCGTCCACGAGCTCGTCCACCTGCGCTTGCAGCGGGTCGGGCGCGTCGAAGCCCTCGAACACGTTGAGGTCGGCGAGCGCTCGGACTGCTTTGTTGGGCCATCCGATCATTGGTTTGGCGAGGGCGCGCATTTCTTTGGGGATGCTGTAGGCGACGCCGTTGTATCGGTATCGGGCTTGGTAGTATTCGGCTCTCAGCATGTTGCGTGCGTAGTGGTCGCGCCATGTTGTGAGGAGTTTTTGGATGGTGGGCATGTCGTCGTCTTCGACGCCTTTGATGCGGGTGATGTTGGCGGATTGGACGGCGAGGTAGGCGTCTTGGGTGGCGGGGTTGGTGATGGCGACGCCGTTGTGGTCGGTGGTGGGCATTAGAACCATGTCTCCGTTTCTTGGGTGGGGTCTCTTCTGGTGGTCATGGCCCCGTGGAGGGCGAGGGTGACGGCGTTGAGTGGGCTGATGTCGGTGTCGTCGTCGGGTCGGTTCCATCCGAAGAGTCCGTTTTTGCCGATGGGGCGTGTGGTGGCTTTGGCGGCGGCTTGCCAGAGTGGTTGTTGGCCGTCTTCGGGCAGGTGGGTGAGGGTGCCGTCTCTGAGCATGTCCTGGAGGCGGCCGCAGGCGCGGCCCATGTCGGTGGCGGCGGTGACGGTGACGGTGACGCCGGCCTGGGCGAGGTCGGGCAGGAGCGCGGTGGCGGGGCTTTGCCCGTCGATGACGAGCGCGGCGGTTTGTTCCCAGACCTTGTCGATGAGGTTGACGGCCCACATGGTGCCATCTTGGTTGGTGTCCCTGTATTCGGCGAGTTCGATGTGGGCGGTGTTGTCGTCGTATCGCATGCATGCGCCGATGGTCAGGCGCGTGCGTTGGGGGTTCATGTCGATGCCGAAGCTCATGACGCCGCCGGGGCGGCGGCGCTCGATGGTGGCTTCCTCCCATTGGCGGCGGTCGATGGCCTGGCTGAGGGCGTGTTCGTCCCAGATGCCGAGGGCTTCGCGCCGGAAGTCGTCGCCGGTGAGGTTTTCCCACAGGTTGGCGATGGATTCGTCGCTGGTGTGGGACGGGTAGCTGGGGTTGGCTTTCCTCCATTGCTGGCGGTCGAGGGGGTCGGCGTCGCGGTCTGCGGTGAATTCGACGTAGAGGGTCGAGTGGGTGCGGCCGGCGCGCGCTTTGTCCCTCAGGCGGGTGAACGCTTCGCCGTTGTCCCTTGGCCCGGGCGGGGTGCCCATGTAGATGGTCTGGGGGTTCCAGGCGCGGTTCTGGGTCGGCAGCATCGACGCCATCGCCGAGTCGGACAGGTGCTGGGCCTCGTCGATGACGAGCAGGGCGATCTTCTTGACGCCTCGCAATGCGCCTCGTTCTCGCGCGCGGAAGAAGATGCGCGACCCGTTGCGGAAGCGTATTTCCTCCTTGCCGGCGGCCAGGGATATGCCGTGGTCGGGGTCAACGAGACCGCTCATTTCGGGGCGCAGGACGATCGCGCACAGGCTTTCGAACGTGTCCTTGATGACGCTGAAGTGCTGGGCCGTCCACACGATGCGCATGCCGGGGGTTCGGGCGGCGCGGTGGATCGCGACCCAGCCGATGTCGTAGGTCTTGCCGGTCTGGCGCGGGATCGACAGCACCGTGTTGCGGGCGCTCCAGAAGCCGTCGGCGCTTTTCGCGAGGATGATCCGGTTGATCTGCCGCTGCCAGACGTCGAACCGGTCGCCCGCCGCTGCGGCGAGCCTGTTGAGGCTCGGCTCTCCGCTGGTGTACAAATCGTCGGGGATGATCTGGCAGCTCGCCCCGTCAATCCTCGTGTTCATCCAATCGTTCGTCCTCCGTGTCCAGGGCCTGCATGGCCGGATCGTGCCCGTTCGACGCCTTGTCGATCGCCTCGATCTCGGCGCTCATGTCCGCGAGCCGTTTCGTCAATGACGCGAGGTCGCGTGAGCTTATCGACCCTTCGTCGAGCTTTTCGGCGATCAGGTTGCGCATCGCCACCAGGAGACGGCGGCGATCCCCGGAAGCGGCGGCGTTGCTGACCCTATGGGACTTCGACGCGCTCTTCGAGCGAGGGGTCTTCGACGTTCTGGACACCAAGACGGCCTCCGTTCAAGTGTGGAAAAAAGCCCGGGGGAAAAACGGCGCTTTGCCCGTGGTCGCCCCGACGGGGCCGGGTGGGGTCTACTCCCCACCCCCGAACCAGTCCGAGCATCGGATCGGCCCGGATTGGGTTGGCTCTGTGCGCTGTGGGGCCTTGCCCTGGGCGATGAGCTGGGCGACGCGCTCGCGCGCCCATGCCAGGCTGTGCGTGCCTTTGATGGCGTTGCACCATCGGTGCGCGGGCCCGCTGTTGTCGTGCGTGAGCGTGCCGCCTCTCGCCAGGGCGATGGTCTCGTCCACGACGAAGCTGTATGGATGCGGTGCCTTGAGCTCGTAGTCGATGGGCCGATGGCAGATGTAGCAGTCGGCCCGCATGTGCCGCCACCGCTCGCGCTCGCGCCGGCGGCGATAGCCATTGCTGTACCGCGGATTGCCCACGCACGCCTCCAATCGAACGCTTGTACGGATCGACAGACGGCGCTCGCCGGCGGGAAGAAGAGGGAAGAACCGCCGGCGAGGCGTCTGTCTGTGGTGGTTTCTCGGGTGCCGCATACGCCGGTTGTGCACGGTGCCGGCGGCGGCTGGCGGATGGTGCGGGATTCGGACCCGCGAAGCATGAGGTCGGTTGTCATGCCTGCCCGCCTAGCAAGCGGGTGCCTTCGACCGCTCGGCCAACCATCCAAGGGGATCGGATACGAAAAAAGCCCATCCCCGATGGGACAGGCTTTTCCGATACTCCGATTACACGCGACAGCGTAACACGGAATCGGGTCATGGTTCAAGCGTCGCCGGCATCTCGTTCGTCCTTGGCTTGGGCGCATGCCAAGAGTTCCAGAATGTTCCATGCCCAATAGGGGCCGTCGATGTGCCGCGTGCCGGGCATTTTGCCGCGCGTCCGCCAGTTCTTCAAGTCGTTGCCGCTCACGGCGACGCCAGTGTTCTCCCGCACCCATCGGGCGGCGTCGGCTTGGGTTCGCGTGATGTGCATGAGGCCGGCCGAACGCAGGTATTCGAGCCGCACGCGCTTCAGGTCGAGCCATGCGCCGCATTCGGGGCACACCGCATACCGCGAGGATTGGGCGGCATAGATCGGCGTGCGTATCGGCTCGTCGTCGTCCCCCTTCGTGTTCAGGCAGTTGGGGCATACGCCGACAAGACGGCGCTCGCCGGCGTGCGTGGTGGCGGTTTCGACCTTTTCCGATAGGCGGATCAGGTCGGCGTATAGGTCGCCGGCCGTGTCGAGTCGTGCGAGGTCGGGCATGTGGTGCAGCAGCAGGCGGGTGATGTCGGCCCATTGCATGAGGGTGCGGGGCCGGTCGTATCGGTCGTGGCCGATCGGTTTGACGCCGAGCATGCCGCCGGTGAGTTGCAGGTGCGTTTCCACTGCGGAGTACAGGGCTTGGGCGGCTTCGTTGACCGGCGGGGCCGCGTATGCCCTGTTGCCGTGGCGTGGCGAGCGTTCGCGGGTGGTGGCTTGTTTGTAGGCGATCTGTTGGAGGGCTGGCATGCCGGCCTTCAGGAGCCATGCGAGGCGTTTCGCCCAGTCCTTGACGCATTCCTTGCACAGGTTCGCGTCGCCGGCTGGTTTGCCGCAGGCCGCGCATGTTCGTTGTTCCATCATCCCCGCCCTTTCGCTGGTGCTATACTCGCTTGTTGGACAATGCGAGCCTCTGCCGAAAGGTGGGGGCTTTTACTTTCCCGAAGCCGTTCCCGACGTGGTGGATTGGCCGGGAACGGCTTGTTTTCAACGGTTTGCTGACTTTCCTTAACTTTCTCTTCTATTGTCGCCGATGCCGGCGGGTTTTTCCGGCGCGGGTGCCGGGTGGGCTTGCAGGATGATGGCCTTCACCTCGTCGATGGGGATGCGCAGGGATCGCGCGGTCTCTTCCGGCGGCACGCCCTTGCCGTGCCATTCCACGATGATCTTCCTGACGCCTTCGGTGACTCTCACGCCCGTGCCTCCTGCCGGTCGAGCTGTTCGCATGCGGAGTGCTTGGCGCACATTTGGGCGACGCGGCGCATGCACTTGCGGATCGCGCCGCCGTAGGAGAGGGCGACGACGGTGAACCGGCCGAAGCATTCCGGGTGCGTCACGTCACGGCCGGGCGTGGCGGTGCCTCGCATGATGGTGACGGGGCCTAGCTGCCAGGCGGTGATTTTGGCGTCGATGTTGTTCATAAGATTTCCTTTCTTGGGTCGTCATTTGACCCCGTATCGGCGGCCGCCCCAGATGCCCTGCAACTGGTAGCCGTTGATCCGGTTGTGCTCGTCGGCGAACCGGCGGCACTCGCCGATGACCGGGCATGACCGGCATATGGCGAGCGCG